CCCATGGAACTACCTACACCACCTACAACAGTTGAACAACTGATGGTAAAAATCAAGGATCAGCAGCGGCAGTTTGGCGATTGCCAATACGACTGGCGCAACTGGAAGCTAGCAGCCGATGGCACTCGGTCTACGCAACGGCTATGTCGTCATGAGATTGAAGAGATCGTTGCTGTTAGTTGCTCAGCACTCATGATTACAAACAACGAAGACGGTCAGTGGCTTAAATGGCGCAACCCGCGTCAAGGTGAGGACCTAATGGTTGCAACCCTGTGCAGTGCTCTGGTGGTGCAGCCATGACTGACACTTACAAGGCAAGACCTGAGTGCTGGGAGTGGCAAGAGAAATGGGCCAGCAAAGAAGTACCCGACGAGGATTCAAGTTGTTTCCTCGAACTCCGCGCTCGCGTGGAAGCACTGGAGGCCCAGGCCAGCAACTTGAAAGGATCCCTTACAAGTTCAACTCCGCCCCCGGTGGCGACGGATGAGAATCTCTGGAAGCTTTGGGCTGAGTTCGGCTTTGCCGCTTTCCGCATTATCTACAACCTCGGCGTAGCCCACGGCCAGGCCAGCAGCCGGGAGGTAGCGAAAAGGCGGCAGTGGCGGGGGGATTGGTGGAGCGGGTGAAGCTTGATGCTTGTGTTTCTTAAGCAGAACACCAAGGATGAGGATGATGATAGGTGGCCCCATTTATGACACCACGCGCCAGCTACGGGATGACCAACCCCAACTCTTTCTTCGACGCCAAGGCCGTGCGCGAGATCCGGTTGCTGCACCTCTGTGATGGCATCGCTGCATCCCAGATCGCACGTGACCTTGGCGTCAACATGTCCTGCATCAGCAGGATCGTGAATTGGAAGTCATGGGCGCAGCAGGATGAAGACCTGCGCGCCATCCCCAAGCCTGGCCATAAGGGTGGCGGGGATTACCACCGACCAAAGTCTGAGGGTTACGAGAAGCCTGCACCTCCACAACGGCTTACCTGTCGCAGCTGCCTACACCTGAACACCAACACTGGCGTCTGTGACTTCGGGTTTCCTGAGAGCCTGACATCTGCGTATACGTTCGCAGCGAAGTGCAATGTCTACCAACCAATCAACAATGGATGATCTTATCAACCAACCACCGCACTACTGCCAAGGCAGTATCGAGTGCATCGATGCAATCGAGGCCGCGCTCACGCCCGAGGAGTTCCGCGGCTATTGCAAGGGGAATGCGATCAAGTACATCTGGCGCGAGCAGCACAAGGGGCAGCGCAGCTCGCTGGCTAAGGCCGCATGGTATCTGGCCCGGTTGCTCGGTTAGAGCTCACCAGACACCCAGCGTGCGATGGCCCATTCACGGTTTGATGTCCAGAACGGCTGCTGGCGATACCAGTCCACCCAATGCTTGTGACCTTTCTGGCTGTTGCACATGAAGCAGCAGCTGATGAGGTTCTCGCGGACGGTGAGGCCGCCGAACACCTTTGGCACAACGTGATCAAGGGTGGGACTGCGACCTAGGTGTTCGCCGCAGTAGGCGCACTGGTAGTTCCAGGCGAGGTGGATCTGATCACGCGCCGAGCGTCGGGTGACGAGGCGGGTTTCGTCAATGTGTGCTTTGTCCACCGAGATCGAGCGGCAGGGGCAAGGCCTCGACTGAAAGGTCAAGGATGTCGTCGTCGTTGCCGATGTGCTCTGTGATGCGGCTGTAGATGTCAGCCGGCAGCTCGTCTGAGTTGGTGTTTGATCGGTAGATGACCTTGGCGGTGATCTCGATCAGGAAAGCCTGCATGGGATGACCGCCGCTGCGTCAAGGGTAACGGACGCAACGGGCTGCGGAGCTCCCCTCGATCGGTCTTGAGCTCCCCTCGATCCAGACCTAAGCTCCCCTCGATCCAGACCTAAGCTCCCCTCAATCCGCAACCCATCCATGAAATGACCTACATCCTCGACCTTGGCCTGTGGCACGTCGGCCCATTCGCGACCCACATCGCAGCGCAGCATTGGGCCGAAAGCCATGGCGTTGAAAATTACCGGTTGATCCCACTAGATGATCCAGCCGAAGCTCCTGCTAAGGTGCATCGCTACCGTCACACCAGAGCAGATGCCGACGATTCGCCTGGCTGATGCCGCCAAGCACTACCAAGAGCAACCGCATCAGCTGGCCGCCTGGAATGCCCTGCAGCAGGTGCTGACCACCAAGGAGGTGGAAGACTTCGCCGCGCTGTACCGCGCCGCTCCTGCGGTCAAGCCAGCCGCTACTACCAACCCGCTGAAGGTGCGGTGGCAAAGCCAGCTCGACAATAAATCTGGCACCGGCTACCGCGAGTGTTTCAGCTCTAGCTGCGCCATGCTCGCGATGCACTGGGCCAAGGTGGCAAATGATGATGCCTACAACGCGATTCGCAATCAGTACGGGGACAGCACCGACGCGCAGGCGCAGCTGCTGGCGCTGCGCAGCTTGGGCCTCAAGGCCAACTTCCACACCGATGGCACACCCGCCAGCCTCGAGGCCGAGATCGCCGCTGGCCGGCCCGTGGCTGTGGGCTGGCTGCATCATGGCCCGGTGTCTGGCCCGTCGGGCGGTGGCCACTGGTCCGTGGTGATCGGCTACACCGCGACGACCTGGATCCAGAACGATCCCAACGGGGAGGCCAGTTTGATCAATGGTGGCTACAGCACGAACACCAACGGCGCTGGCGTGGTCTACAGCCGCAAGAATTGGAACCCCAGGTGGATGCCCGGGGGAACTGGCGGCTGGTACCTCAGCGTTTTACCAGCGGGGTGATGACACCAGCCAGGATCTCAATGGTTCGGTAAAACTTGACAGCCATCCTGCTGTAACGGCTCAGTGCCTCGTTGTCCTTTGGTGTGGGTGTGAGGTTGACGATCGCCACCGCAGCGGCATGGATGGCAATCGCAGCGGCAATGTACTCAGCAATTTGGTCAGGCATGGCGTTGCGGTAGCGGTTCGGTTCAGTCTGTCATCCTTGCTTCAACCTTCGACACCCGCTGCTCGACTGAGTTGAGGCGACCAAAGGTTTCCTTGCGATCAGCTCGGATGTCGATGTGAAGCTCCTCGAGGCGGGTGGCCACGTTCTCAACAGCAACCGTGAGCCGGGTGACCACCTCGCGGTTGGTGGTGTTGCCACGGATGGCGCCACTTGTGGCCATGACTAAGGCGGTGAACGCTGAGCCGACCAGGGCGGCAATGACTTCGATCATGGTCTGCAGTGGCGTCAGCCCAGTTTAGCTGTTCATCTCACGCAAACACCCTGTACGAATGCTTAGGCGCCACCAGGAACTGCTCCCAGCCCTCAGGCAGGTCCCCGCTGTAGTTGACGTGGAACCCAGCCAGCACCGTTGGGGCCACGATCACTTCGCCGGTCTCTGGATCGTATTCACCGCCACGGGTGATGATGCCAACCACGTCGATCGCACGGTCGTGGGTGTAGGCAAACAGCGTGTCGTCGGCCATGAACCCAGCATCAGTGGCAGCCGCAAGCCAGGCGTCAGCGTCAAGGAATCGTAGGAACTGCGTCATGGGGCGGTGAGGGCCTGGAGGGTTGCGTCGGGCAGGCGGACGGGCCAGTAGGTGAGGCGTTTTGTTTGACCGTTTTGATAATTACCAGTTTGATCGGTGCCGATCATCAGACGATTCACAGTTGGCAACGTGCCACTTGTATCTGTCACAGCAGCACCACCAGCGTTGACAATGGAGAAATCATTGGTGGCATATGCTATTGCAGTTTTTGCTAGGGTATTAGCAACGATGGTGCCTCCGTCTAAATCAACCTGAGTAATGCCACCATCGACAGCCAGCATTTTTGGATCAGTGCTATTAGTAAGCATTCCAATACGTTCGTTAGCTGTGTTGTCGTTAAAGTCAGCAACACCACGGGTGCCTGATGCGGGTGTTCTGTATTCTCCAACTAGGGTTCCTGCGCTCTGGTTGTACCAAGAGCTAAAATTCGTCCCGGTAATGCTCGCCACATCAGCAGCGCGGGTGGCGGTGGCGGAAGTGGTGGGGATGTAGGAGGTGGGGAAGGCGCCTGCTTCTATTTGGGCGCCCCAGATGTAGGCACCGCTTGTCCCGTCACCCGAATAGGCCGCTACGTTGTCGCCAGTTGTCAACGAGATTTGGAATGCGCACGACACTCGGTCCATCGTTCTGGTTATCGTGCAGCGATACCATCCGTTCGGATAGGCTGTTATGGACGATGTATTCCCGGTCGCATTTGTTCCGACTGCGCCATTGGAGAAGTCAAACCATGTGCGATGATCTGCAGAGTCCGAGGGATTGATGTTTACCCAATTTCGTCCTGCTGCCTTGAGAAAGATGGTGAATGTGTAAACCGCCGCAGTAAGGTTTCTTGTTTGAGATGTTCCGTGGCTGCTGGTGACTGTTGTATCCTCAACTATTGTGTCAGCGGTTGCGGCACCATCGGGAGACGCCGTACTGTTAGTAACAATAGATGCACGGAAAGGCCCCCAAGTCGTCCCAAATGTCTCACTCTGCAGCACCAAGTTCGTCCTCGCCTCCTCCACTAGAAGGCCAAGGCTTTCACCCGTGGTCGGGTTGTGGTCGAAGCGTGCCTCGTTCGTCACCGCCGACTGCAACAACCCATTACTGCCGACGTAGGTGCCGGTGCTGGCACGGGTAAACGTGATCCGTGGGTCCAGGGTTTTCTGCAGGGCAAAGCGCAGGTCTAACGGCGAGGAGCCGAACACGTTACCACCCGTCAAGCTAGCTTTGCTGCTAGCTTTTATTGATTGTTTTATACTTGCTCGCAGATTTTTAGCCATCAGCCTGCACAGATCAAAGCAGATACTGATGGGCTGCCACCGCTCAAACTAACAAGCCGCAAACGAGCATAATTAACTGGGCAATTGCTTAGGCAGTAGCCAGTGGTGCTGTTGGATGTGATTGTAGTATCAACATTATTTTGATCAAGGTTAAAATAACTGATGTTATCAAGGCTACCTTCAAATCGGATCACGACGTTGGTGCCAATGGTCGCAACTGTTACCTGATAGGTAATTGCTTTGGCGCCATAGCTCAAGCCGTTTTCGGTAACGCCTGCTGCGGTAAGCGTGTCCAGCGTTACAAACTGTTTGGATTGCAGCGATTCGTCAGCGGATGGCATGGGTGGAAGTGCTTTGGGAACAGGTTAGCAGGCCCCTACGCCCACGGCACGCCAGCAGCTTTTGTAGGAGCAGCCTGTTCATCCAGTTGCGCCTGGAGGGCAGCCTCGATGGCGGGCACGTCCAGCTTGGCTTGCACCCAGCCGATCACCAGCTCAGGTGTCAGGTCAGCGTAGGGGATCACGTCGCCCTCAGGCTGCTCCAGGCCGATGGATCCATAGGCGGAGCTGGAGTAAGTGCCATTGTTGGCAGCAAGGGTCCAGTGGACGGTGTAGACGCTGCCGTCAGCCGTGTGGCGTTCGAGGTTGGCGATGGCCCAGGTGTAGGTGGTGGTCATGGTGGTGTGGTGGTGTGGTGTGGTGGCAATAAGTTACCAAGTGGATATAGCCGTGCGCTTCCATGTGTTCGTAGCAGTGCAAACGTAGATGTAATTGGCATCCCATGCAATCTCGCCAGTAGTGCCTGTGGCGGTTGCTGATGCTGGTGTTTTTGCCGTGCCAATTCTAATGCGATCGCCGTTTACTTGAAGTAGCGCACCGCCAGAGTCTGATGACGTGCCAACTAAGAGCCTGCCGGAGCTGTCGATGCGGGCGCGTTCGACTGGGGAACTGCCGCTTGAATTTGTACCAAAGGCCAGGTAATGATTGTTGGCAGTCCCTTCAGTAGCTGCTTCAATGTAGGCATAGCGTATATTACTGTTCGTCTCAGAGATACCTGACAAGTTAAGGCGAACGCCTTGCCCAGCGTTGTTGTTTGCAGCTCCATTAAGTAGAAGTAAAACATCGGTGATTGCAGATGCACTTTCACTGCGAACAAGCAGTCGGTTGTTAGCGTTACCAGAAAGAGTAGAGCCTATGCCTACCCGCCCGGAGCTGTCGATGCGGGAGGCTTCGGTGCCACCTACAACGGTTGCAATGGTGTCTGCCCCAGGGCTGTAGATGCCAGTGTTGCTGTCGCCCTCGAAGGCAATGCTGGGTGCTGCTGCGGTGCCTGCCGGGATGCTTGCAAACAGTTCGCCGATGGTGATCTTCTTATTCTTATCCGCTGCTGCGGCTTCACTGATGTCAACAATCGGCAACAGGTCACCAGTTGCTGGTGTGGTCAGTGCCGTCAGGTCTGAAATTTTGCGGTTTGCCATGGTGTTGGATGCGTGGGGTTAGTCTAGCCTTTACCACTCAAGGATAAAGACAACGCCTGCGGTGCCGGCGGTGCCGCTGCCGCCACTGGCACCACCTGCGCCACCTGCGCCTGGACCTAAGGTCCAAAAGGTACCTGCGCCAGCGTATCCAGGAATAGAAAAATAGGAATTATTGCTGCTACCGCCGGCACCAGATGTACCAATCCCGCTAGAGCCACCACCGCTGCCGCCAACACCACCATATGCTGAAAGTGTTAATCCTGTTCCAATTGGGTTGATTTCTGACGTGCCGCCAGTGCTTCCTGCGGAAAAGAACGGTCCGCCAGCACCGCCAGCACCAAAAGTAATAGCAGCACTACTGCCCATTTCAGTGCTTGTATAGAGCCTGAAGCCAGTCCCACCACCACCACCAGTCCCACCGGTGCCGCCGGGAGAGCCTCCGCCACCGCTGCCACCGCCGCCGCCGCCGCCAGTAGCAAAGGCGAGGAAGGTTGTCTTACCTGCTGTTGGTGTGTAGGTGCCACTTGCTGTGAACACTTGAATGGAGGCGCCTGCTGCAACGGTGCCCCATGTTGCTGTAGTAGCGTCAGTAACCAATGCCTTGCCTGCATTGCCGGCTTGGCTTGGCAGTAATGCCGCCAGCGCCAGTGCTGCTGTGATTGCACCTGTGCCGCCGTTGGCGATCGGTGTGATGCCGCCAACTTGAAACCCAGCAGGGTCGAGCACGCCTACGGTGATCCATGCGCTGTTGGATCCATTGCGCATCTTGTACACGGGCGGGCTGCTGCTGGTATCCGTCCACGGCTGGAAGGCAACGGTTACGGACGGTGCGCTGCTGCCACTGCTTTGGCTGAACAGTGCCGCGAGGTTGTCGTTGATGTCAGCGCGTACGCTCGGAAAAGTTGCGTTCTGGACTGATTGATCAGATTGTGCCATTAGAAAGCGCGACCGTAGCCAACTGCATTATAGGTGAAGTTTATCACCTGTCTGCTGCCGCCTTGCAGAAAATCAATGTCAAAACCCGTACGGGTTAGATTGGTGATTTGCGCATGGGTGTTTGCTCCGATTGATAATGGCGTTACGCCAATGCTAGGTAGTAAGTTGTAGTACGGATCACCAACAGTAACAGCTTTATAGTAAGCATTGGGGAATGTAATTGATGTGACGGCACTGCTGCTGCTGGCTTGAGTGGCAAGGCTGCTGGTAACGCGCCGCGTTAGCTCAAGCTCTGCGCCAAGCTCATCTATTGCCACACCGATCAATTCTGTTTCAGTGGTGAAGGCAGCCTTCACTTGGACACCACGACCACGGATCATGCCGCTAACAAATTCAGTCCATGGCCCATAGGTAGGTGATGCGGCTGGATCATCTAATGTGGTGCGCACATACATCACAACATTAATGCCATCTGCCACTGTGCCATCAAAGGATCCTGGCTGCTCATCGAAGCTGCCGCTAACTGAATCAAACAGCGTTGAAAATACCAGTGGATAACTTACGATGTAACGCCGAATCCTAAAATCATATACATCGCCAAGATCGAAGGTATCCTGGAATTGGTATTCTGCGCCGCAGTCACCAGCGCAATAGATCACCTCCCAGTAGCCGGGCGAGACATACGGATCTGGTTCTAGCACCAGAGCAGTTTCACCTGCATCATATGCGCAATTTGTTTTTGTGCCGCTGAATGGTGTAGCAAGGCTTTGCTCTTCCCATTCCTTTGCAACAATCCGTGATTCTGGTTGCGGCAGCGTTATTTCAAAGCCTGTTGCATTTAATGAACGGTTACCTAGGAAGTCTTCAAACTTCAAGAAGTAGGTGCCAGGCAGTAGCGGCACTTGCTTCTGCGTTGAGCTACCAGCAACTGCTTGCACCACATCATTGCTGCTGTTCCATTCAGCACTTGCCAGCGCCCGTGGATCATGGCGGATAATGACGCGACCACCTACCTGCACATCAAGTTCTGTCGCCTGCTTCCAGCTAAGGATGAGCATGTCCTCACCAGTAGCAATGGCGCTAAGGTCTTGCACATCAGACGGCGCTGCGCCAAGGCCAGCCACTGTATAATCAGCCAGCGCAGGCTCACTAAACAAGAGACCGCTGGAGCTGATGCTGCTCACTTGGATTTGATAGCTGCCTACTTTAACGTCGAGGATATCAAACGTAGTGCCTTGTACTGTTACGGTGGTGAAGTTATCATCTTCATGGCGCCACTTAACGCGGAACTTCTTGATACCTTTTGGCGCAAACCAACCAAATGTAATCTTAACAGCTATACGTCCATTCAGTTCATACTGCACCTCTGGACTTGTGCCACCACCAAGCTGCTGAGTGCTGATCGCTGCAAGCTCACTTGGCTGGCCAGGAATCTCATTAAGGTTTGTTGTATCCCTAGTCTCAAGCGGCACGCCATCTTCGATGTAGGCGTATTTGCTTTCATTATGTGCAATCGCTACGATGCCGTAGTTAATGCCATCTGATTCATTGACGCTAAGCACACGCCATGTGGATGCCTGAAGTGTTGGACTTTCTAATATCCAAATACTGTTGGCATTAGGCGCAGCGCTTAATGCAGATTGTAAGGTGATTACATTGGCTGCAACTGTTGAAATTTCACGTTGTTCTACGGTGCCATCAGGGAGCACTACGCTTAGCAGCGAACCACCTTCAATGCTTAGGTCGGTGTTGGCGGAATCATCCACCGTTACTGAAGTTGTAGTTGCGGCAGAGATGCGACCGGCCCTGCGTGATCCGGCGCGGACGGGATCTGAAATCAGGATGATCTGCCCAGGCCGTACCTGCTGGCCTGCGTCAAGGCTGGATGCAAAGGTGCACACCTCCTTCTCGTAGCGTTCTGCAAAGAGCAGCCACTTGCCGATGCGGTTGGCCTGGCCTCTGCTGGTGCAGGCGAACGCACTGACTTCAGCGCGGACGACGCCGTACTTGGCAATGGCATCAATGTCCTCTACCACCTCATAGGCAGTGTCGCGCAAACCATTCAGTGTGTGGTTCTCAAAATCGTATTTAATATCGAGGTAGCTGACCACTGCCACGTTAGGCCGCACCTTGAGGCTGCTGCCGCTGTAGCTGAAACCCTCTGGCGTTACGTTGGCCTGGTTGAACAGGTAGACGGGATCTGATGGTGCATCCTGCTCGATCGTGAGGCTGCCGGTGCTCCAGTACGCCTGGCAGCGCATGACCGATAGCAGGTCATTGACCAGCTTGTACGCTTCCTCTGCGGTTTGAACTGAGGTGCTGCAACTGAACCGTGCTTCTTGACCGCCGAAGCCATCATCTACTAATGCGTTGGAATACTTACTAGCAACAAAGAAAGCAAACTTATCCAGTTGCGCTGTACTGATGTGATTACCGAATCCATAGCGAGTGCTGGTAAGCAAATCGTAAAGTATCCAGGCCGGGCATGATGTCCACGTTGCTGCTGCAAACGTACCATTCCAGACAAAATTATCTGGGTAGATGATCCGCCCAGTAGCAGCATCAACAGTAACGCCAGCCGGTATTAGAACCTTGATACCTTTGATCAGATAGCTGCGTGATGGGATGCTACTAAACTGCTCTGCATCCACCCTGAGGCCAACTAATGCGCTGTTGGCATAGGTCAGTTTTGCATCAATGATTTCGGTGTAGGTGCTCCAGCTAAACGCATTGGCCAATAATGTGCTGGTACTGTCATCCGTGATGCGCGTTACCTTGATGTCTACAATGTCAGACGCATTAGGTCGCGCTAATTGAATGAGGTAATCCTTGCGGTATTCGTCTGCTGTACGGCCACTGATGGTGTCATCAATCTTGGTGGTGTAGCCGCCGCCTTGATACTGAATTGCAATCTGCAACTGGACGCTAGAACCTGATGTGTCGCCGTTGGTATTGTCAATCTTCTGAAGCGATGGAATGGAGATCGTAATTCGAACAGCATCAACGTCAACGTCGGT